AAGAACCCAAAGAAGAAAAGGAGGTCTAAATGGCTACACATCATGGGAAAGAAGGAGTTTTACATGTCGGTGGCACTGCTATAGGTAATGCGACTGGATTCACAATAGATACAACACATGACGTTGTTGAGGACACAGCATTAGGTAGTTCAATGAAGTCATTTTTAGTTGGTAGGGGTACATTTACTGCTTCAATTGATATGAACTTTGATGAGACCGATTCTGGTCAAACAACATTAGTGCAAGGTGCTAGTGCGAGTTTTGAGTTTATGCCAGAGGGAAGCGCATCTGGTGATAGAAAATTCTCTGGTACTGGTATCGTTACTGGCATGTCAGTTGGTGTTACATTAGATGGTGTTACAACAAGAACTGTTTCATTACAAGGAACTGGTGGTCTGACCATAGGCTCAGTTTAATTAAATGTCAGACACAAAGATTGATTACTTTGATGGCATCAGAGACCATTTTACTCAGCTTGAAACTCAGATAATTGAGGTTCCAGAATGGGGTTTGGTAGGCGATAAAGCTATTTATTGCAAACCATTTAACATGCTTGAAAAACAAAAGATATTCAAAGGAGCAAGTGGAACTGATTTAATTGTTTTGATTGATGTAATTATTGAAAAAGCATTAACAAAAGATGGCGAAAAAATGTTTAATGCTACTCATGTTCTCGCTTTTAAAACTAAAGCTGATACAAATGTTATTGCTGATGTTGCCACCAAAATAATGGGAACTGGTCAAGATGTTGAAGATAGTAAAAAAAACTAAAAGGTAGCTCAGAATTATATAATATCTTTGGTTTAGCAGAAAAACTTCATAAGTCAGTTTCCGAAATCTTGCAAATGTCTGTTGAGGAGTTTACAATGTGGATAGCTTATTTTGAGCTTCAACATGAAGAACAAGAAAAGCAACTTAGACAAGCAAAGGCACAAAGATAGTGGCAACAAAAAACGTAAACATAGACATTATTGCTAAGGATAAAACTGCAAGAGCTATGCAGTCTGCCACCAAAGGTGTAAACGATCTAAAAAATAATGTAAAAAAGTCAGTTTCTGCACAAACAAACTCATTTAATGCTTTAGGCACTACAATTAAAACTGTTATCGGTGGGGTTGTTGCATTTCAAGCACTTAGATTCAGCCAACAAATGATTATGATGGCTAGTTCTGTAGAAGAAATGCAAGCCAAATCATCTGTTGTATTTGGTCGTTTTGTTTCAAGTGTAAGAAAAGAACTAGAAATATTTGGCGATAATGTCGGAAGAAGCACTCAAGAACTTGAAGGCATGGCGTCGTCAATCCAAGATACATTTGTACCGATGGGGTTCGCTAGGGAAGAAGCATCTAAGCTTTCAGTGCAATTAACTAAATTAGCAGTAGATGTAGCATCATTTAACAATGCAAGTGATGTAGACACTATGATGGCATTCCAAAGTGCTTTAGTCGGTAATCACGAAACAGTTAGAAGGTTTGGTGTTGTAATAACAGAAGCAACATTAAAACAAGAACTTTTACGTATGGGTATAAATAAAACTGCGAATGAAATTACCAATGCAGAAAAAGTACAAGCTAGATTGAATTTATTAATTGCTGGAACTTCTGATGCACAAGGCGATGCTGAAAGGACAAACACAAGTTTCGCTAATTCAATGAAAGCACTAAATGCTGAGTTCCAAGAGTTTATGGTTGAAGCAGTTACACCATTACTGCCTGCATTATCAAAAATGATACAATCACTAAAAGATTCAATATTACAAACTAAAGAATTTTTAAGGTCGATCGGTTTATTAAGTAAAATGAACGAAATAATACCTATAGTTGACCATTTACAAGAAAATACAAATAAGCTTGCAGATGCTGAATCAAATTTAGCCAAAGAAACTAAACTTTTAGAAGCGATTCAAAGCACAACTTTCGGTGAAAAATTAAAAGAGTCAGTAAAAGCAAATGGTGAGTTTGGTCTTTCAATTTTGGAGGGCGAACAAGCAGTTTTGCAAAGGATAAAATCATTAAACAAAGAAATCGAATCAATTAAAGCAAGTAAAGAATTAATTTTATTAGATTCAGATGCAAGAATTAAAAATGCTAAAGCGATTGAAAAACAAATAGAAGCAGAAAAGAAAAAAAAAGAATTAGCAAAACAAAAACTTTTACCAACAGATGGAACTTTATTTGGCGATGATGCTACAATGGGTAGTTTTGAACAGACCTTTTCAAACGAACAAAGAGTAAAGGGATTACAAGATTTAGTAACATTAGAAAAGCAAATAGTAGAAGAAGGTTTTGCCAATAAATTAAGTAGAATACAAGAACAAGATGAATTATTAGCTGAACAACAAAGAATAAGTGCAGATCAAACTTTAAGGATTGCTCATGAAACAGCCATGGAAGAATTTAAAATAAGAAAAGAGCTTTTTGATAAAAATTTACAGTTAATAAAAATGGGTAAAGCAAACGAAATTAATTTAGAAAAAATGACTGGTAAGGAAATGAATGCTTTGGCTAAAGAAACTGGTCGTGAAGCATTAAGGGA